CCTTTATTAGATAAACCATAAGATAAACCAATACCTACTCCACCAAGAAGACCTGTTCTATTAAGATGTACACCAAAAGCATTAGAAGATGCTTGAAATATAGTATTTGTAGGAAGATATGTTTTTTGTTCAAGTGTAAGATAGGGTTGGGCAATATTTTGCCTTTCTAAAAGATTTTGTTTTACAGTAAATAAAAGTCCTTGAGATCCATCTACAAACCATTTAGAAATCCTTACTGTATCAGTTAATGATCGAGTTCCTCTTGTAAGAAGTTCACCAAATTTATTTTGATCTACTGAGGATTGAAATTTAACTATACCATTAGCTAATGCAACACCTCCTTTAGATACAAGATTTCTTATTTTACCTAAATTTGCTTCACTGTTGTCTACTATTAAATTATTTCCACCTTCATCTTCTGGTAATGAAGTTTTTATATAAGGTTCATTGCTATTTCCTCCTCCAGGTTTATCATCTCCCCAAGGTAATGATTTTTGATCAAAACCAGTAGTTACTACTTCAGGAGGTGAAGAATATTGAGATCCTCCCTGTCCATTTGTAGCACCCGCTGGGTATTTATTATGGAAGGGATTGAATGTATAGAATGATTCAATATTTTTAAGTAGGCCAACTAATCCCATTTAATTTATCTTTTAGTAGCTTCTTGTTTTAGCACAGCAATGTTATCTATATACTTTAAAGAAGTTTGAGTATTAAGGTCTAATGTTGAATCTTCTAAACTTTTAATCAATACTGAATCAGTTCTGTTAGTATTATATTTAGTTGGATTTTTACCATTTAAATCTAGTTTAGATAAGGCTCCGCCATTTGATGTAAGGGATGCATATAGTGTATTTTTTACATTACCATCATATGGTTCAGGGGTATCACCATTTAAATCATATCTTGATTTATATAATGAGTCTGGGTTTAGTGGAGATACTGCAGATTGAGCCGGTACAGTTTCTAAATATTTTGAAGGTGTTTCCCCATCAGTAGATGTTAATCCTGATTTGTCTGTGGTTAATTTTTGTATTAGTCCCATGGTGTTTGTTTTTTAATGTGATTATAAATATTTAAACTTATTGCATGAATTGTTGTTGAGTTAACTGTCTACCATTAAACCCATTAACTGCAGCTTCACCAACTTTAGTACCATCTATGTTCATAGAAACATTAACTGGTTTATTAGCCATAGATAAAATAGAGTTTTGCATCCCAGATATTGCTTTTTCTGTTGTACTTTGCATACCAGCTATCATAGCCATCATTCCTATATTGTTATTTGATGGAACGGTCATAGGATTGTTAGTACTAGCTATAATATGATCTTTATCATTAAAGTAGGTTTGTATACCTCCCTCTCCGTCTGTTAATCCTCTACTGTGTGAATTTGGGCCTACAAGTGGGTTAATAATACCATCGTTGGTTAGTTTTGCTGTTTCTGCATCTCCAGACGAAAATGCAGCATACATTGCTGCTCCTACAGTAGCTAATCCTGCTAATATACCTACAGTTGCACCTCCAAGTGTTGCAGCTTCAGCAGCCGTAGTTTCAGCAGTAGCTCGAGCGGTACTTAAACCTAATGCGGTTGCTAATTTAGGTATCATTTGGATAAGACCTATAGTAGATTTAGCTAATCCCGCTGCCCATTTACCTACAAATATACCCGCTATTATACCAGCTATGACTTTAATGGCAGTCATATGTTTAGTAATATATGTCATTAAATTTGAAATCATTTGTAATGGACCAGTACCCATTTGAACAAATATATCTTTAGCAGATTCTAATGTAGCATTAAATTTTTCTTGGATAGAAGCTTGTTCATATTGTTGAGCTAATTGTTCATTACCTAATTGTACTGCAGCTTGTTCGGCTGTTAATCCACTAGAGCGTAAAGCATCATATTTTTCTTTAGCTGCTTCTGCTGTTGCAACTCCTACACTCTGCAATGCTTCCTGCTCAATTAATGATTTAGCTAATTCTTCACGAGTCATTCCAACTGCTTTGGCCATTGCCTCTTGTTGAATAACATTCATTTTATTGAATTCAGCTGAGCCTCCTAATTCTGCGTTAAGTTCTTTAGCCATTTCACCTATGTCTCCATTCAGTGCAGCTAATCTAGCTTTTTCTAGGTTAATTTCTTTACCAGTTAATAATTCTGCTTCTAATTCAGCTGATATGGAATCTTCAAAGTTTAATAAACCTTGTTGGATGTTTTCTAATTGTTCTAAACTAACACCTAATGCTTTGGCTTCTACAGCTGCTTTAGCTAATCCACCAGGCACTGCACTTAATGTTAATTTTAATGCAGATGAAGCACTAGCAGTTTCTTTCATTAATTGTTTAACATTAATTGCTAAACCTTTTTGTGCAGATAACGCTTTAGCTCCTCCTAAAAATTCTTCTGTAGTTTGTTCTAGGGTTTTATTGTTAACTAATCCTAATTTGTAAAATTTAGTTAATTCTTCATTAGTAAATCCAGCTTGGTCTCTTAATTTAGTAAAAGTTGCTAATTCTTCTTTCATAGCTTCAGCATCTGCTGCTACACTAACTCCTAAATCTTGAGAAATAGCTGTGAATGATTCGCCTAATGATTTAGAGTTAAGGAAAGCATCATTCATACTGCTACCCATATCTGCAAACTGCTTATTAAGGTCAGCAGCCTCATTATAGGTCATGTTAAGATTTTTAGCTAAACCTCCTATTCTATCATCAACACCTGTAAAAAATTCTAATATAGCTCCTACTCCAAATGCACTTTCTAAAGCTTTAGATATACCTAAAGCAGCATCTTTTCCAGCTGTTTTAGTTTTTTCTATATTTTCTTCTATTTTAGCTTGTTTTGTAAGCTCTTTAGTTTCTTCTTGAAGTGTTGCTAAATAATTTTCTTCCCCACTTGCTGTCTTTTTTCTCAAGTTACCTTGAGCATCCATTATATTGTTTATAGCAGCAAGCTGTTTTTTCTCTTCTTCGTTTAATCCTTTTGATCTTTTTTTCTCTGTTAATTTTTCTCTTTGGAGTTTTAAATTTTGAACTTCTTCAATTATACTTTTATTTACATTTTTTAACTCTTCAGATGAAGCATTCTTTATATCTTTTTTAGATCTTAATACTTTACTAGCAAGTGAATCTAATTCAGTAAAACTATTGTTTATTTTTCCAGATTCTGTATTTAATTTGGTTATTTCTTTAACAGAATCTTTAATAGAATCAACTAATGATTGAAATCCTCTATTTAAATCTTGTTGTCTTTTAGCTACTTTGGTTAACTCATCGTCTAATACTCCAGCTTGAGCAGCAGCGTTAGCCATACTTCTAGCTGTAGAAGCACTATATCCATCTACTCTTTCCAATAAATCAGCTAATTGCTGTATTTTCCTTGGGTCTGGTGTTGATCCTCCTCCTCCTGGGGGTGGTGCTGGTGGTGTAGCCATTTTAAATTATATAGCTATAAATATTAAAAGGTACCATTTTTAGTACCTTTTTAGTTAATATTTAGGAAGTTTATTTTTAGGATTTAAAAATTGTGGAGCAATTTCTACTTTACCACTTTTTATTTTATGGGTTTGGGATGATAAATCATCATTATGTTTTTTATTTTGATTTCTATAATGTTCATCTATTTTGTTAAAAGTAAATTTTCTTAACCAAATAGGCATATCATATATAGTATTCCAATCATACCCTCCTTGTCCATGAAATACTATTTCATGAATTTGAGTAAATAATGCTACTCTAAATTCAGGAGCATTACTTAAGGTCAGGCCAAAAAAAGCTAAGCCCAACTGGGATATTGATACGATCTTCGCCATCAGGGGGAAAAAAAGTCAGATCTACGTCTGGCTGTACTTGTTTTATATAATCTCTTAGTGATTTGGAGTCTCGAGCTAAGAGGGCATTGTCTACAAAATACCTTATAGTTTTAGTTTCCCTATCTCCATTGACGGATGTAATCATATACTTTAAACGAGTAGATAATTCTGGGGAGAGATTTTTATTAATCTTTTTTAATCCCTCTAGTTCAGCTGAAATTTTCTTTTCATCGTGTCCTGTAAGGAATTTAAATGTAATAGCAACTTTTGAATGTGGAAGGGTAAAATCAAATTCGTTTTTGCCTGGTGTGATATATGATTCATCTAGGACTTTATTGTCTAAAGTAGATAAATCTACTTCGTAATCTTCTCCATCAAATGAGAATTTATAATCTTTTCCATATCCTAAAATTCTAGATGCAACCATAATTGCATTTTTATCACCTACAATTAAATCATCGTAGTTAATTTTAGATATAATCATAGATTGCATTAGTTTATCTAAAACTATGCCTTTTTGAATATATGAAGAATTAGTTAAAATATCTTCTTCTTTAGCAGTCATGTACTTCATTTCAATAGTACCGCTAGAAAGAGGATTGTCTTTGGGATATACTAAACCTTTAGAAGGTAGTTCAATAGTTTCGGTTGGTAGAACAAATTTGTTTTCTTCCATAATCTTTATTTAATTATAACATTATTATCGTATATACATATATGAAGAAAAAGGAAGCTCAACAAAAGTTGAGCCTCTCTTTAAAGTATTTTTACTATTAGTAATTCAATACACAATAATCCATACCTACAGTTATTGTAAGGTTTTGAGCTGCAGATTCGTTGTCGTAGCTATATTCACCAAAGTTTGCAGATTTAATAAATGCTCCTTTGATAACCCACTCACTTACAACATCACCTACAGGACCTAAAATATCAATAGTTAAGTCTTTTTTATAGAAATCTGAGTAACCGTCACGACCTGTTACTGATTCGTGGTGTAAACGTACCCATTCCATTGTAGCTTGAGCACCAGATGGAGAAATTGGGTCGAACAATGTTAATGTTAAATCTCCCCATTTAGATTTACCTTTGATTTTACGATAAATGTTTATATGGTTTAAAATAATTTCATCAGCGGTATACTCGATTGCAGATACTCCTTTGATTATATAACTTGGAAAACCATCTACATAAAGGATAAATCGGTTCTGTTGTTTGGGTTCAAACGCTGTGAAAAATATTTCGTTTGCATCTATAATTGCCATGTTCTATTTGTATTTTATTTATTATACATATTTATTTTTCTAACCTTTTATGCTGGGAAGGTAGCTCCAGTTGGTGTAATGTTGAAGTTCAAATAAATAAATTCAGCAGTTTTGGTTGGTTGTAAATAGAAGTTACCTACTAATTGGTTTCTATCTATTACATCTGCTGTGTTATTTGAATCATCCATTACTACTTTAAATGCGTACAATCCTTGACGTTGTTGAACACTTTCTAAGTATGGTGTTACAATTGATAAGAAATTATTTCTTGTTGCTATAGTATTTTGTTCAAATACTAAGTTTTGACCAACTTGAGAAATATATGTCTTAAGAGCAATTAATAAGCGACGAACATTTACACGATCTAAAGCACTTGCTCTAGTTTGTAATGTCTTTTGACCATATACTACAACTCCGGTTGATGGGAATGTAGCAATTGGGTTTACTTTACCATTGTATAAAGTATCACGAGACGATTGTGGAAGTTTTTGTTCAGCTCTAACTACTTGACTTAAACCACCACGATTAATACCTGCAGGTGCAAACCAAGGTTCAGCTACATTATCATTATAAGCGTATACTCCACCAATTACAGTTGAAGCAGGTACCCAAACCATATCTCCGGTGTCTGGGTCGAATACTAATGCCCAAGGCCAGTATGTAGCAGCATATGAAGTGTTACGGCTAGAAGCTTGAGCAACAACTGCATTAACATTTGAGCCATAAGGTACCATATCTACTACATAGATATTATCACCTCTTTGTTGAGTATTTGTAATAAGAGTAGTAATTTGAGAAGAATGTAATGTATTTACTAAACCAGGAGTCATTATTACATTGAATATGTAATCATCTTGATTAGATAATAAATCAATCATATCATCATAATCAGATGCTATTAATCCTTGAGTATTAGAGCTGTTAATGTCACTGTAGAAATTAGCTCCACCCATTACATCTCCAATTGCTCCACCAAATGCACCACTAGTATTAGTTGGAAGAAATGTTTGATATTGAATTTTTGGAGCTCCAGTATTGTCAAAATAATTTGGAGTTAAATAGTTAACTTGTTTTACTCGAATAAATTGAGAAGCATTAGAGAAGAAACCAGTTAATTCCATTTGATTATCTGTAGGATCATAAGATTCAACCTGATCACCTATTACTTTTGCTATGAAGTTATCTTGAGTTGGATCTAAAGATAAACCAGTCCAAGTTTCTAATACAACTTGATCATTAGTAATATCATCACCTCTTCTAATTAATAAATCAAAAGTTCCAGTATCAGTATCTGAGTTTACAATTTGCCATCTGATGTTGTCTCTAGATCCACTAGCTAATGCACCATATGCATCTTGAGGACCTACGCTATTCGCAATAATACCCTCAGAAAGAGTTTCTAATACAAATGGAATAGATCCAACACCATCAGCTCCTCCTCCAATAGATAATACATTAGAAAATGCAGTACCAGATCCAGTAGAAATGGTTACTCCATTATATGTTGATGCAGAAACTGTTGAAGTAAATATTAATCCTCCTGACCCTGAGGTTACATTAAAATATCCTGTAAGAGCAGCATCTATAGTCGTAGCTAAGCTAGTAGCGGTTGCTGCAAGAGTTGGTTGGGCTACAAAATAGTATAAATTACCATCAACATCATCTGCAGGAGTTCCGGCATTGGTAGTAGCAATAAATCTATATAAACCAAAACTTCCAGTCACTCTAACTTCACCTACTCCAGTAGTTAAAGGATTAGCTATGTTTAAACTACCAGTAGCAAATGCTCCAGGAGTTGAAGATACATTATTTAAAATTCCTGAGCTGCTTGCGGGTGCATAATTACCATTAACTACACGAGTTACCAATAATGTTTGTCCACCATTGTTAAAATAGTTATAAGCTGCAATAGATGTAAAATAAGTGTAAGTATCACTGCCACTAACTAAAACAGTACCAAATTTATTTTGGTAATCACTGTATGTTGAAATTAATGTTGGTTTATTTACTGGACCTTTAACTGTAGGACCGATGATTGCGGCTCCAGCGGCAATAGGCTGACGAGAGATAAATGATGCGTCATTTTCTCTTGCTAATACTCCTGGGGATATTAAGGTTTCTGCCATGTTGTAGAATGTGTTTTAAATTTATTATAAATATTGAGAGGTTTTGTAAAGATTAAGTAGAACTAATAAATTCTCCTTTCTCTAGATCAATAGTTCCATCACCATATTTTTCTTGAAGGGTTTTTCCTAATTGGATTTCTTGTTGTTTATATAAGTTTAATTCATTTACTAACTCTTGTTTTTGTTGAGTTAATGATTGAATTTGATATTCTACTAATCCAAAATCTTCAACTAATTTAGCTTGAATTTTTTGTAATTTTAGAATACTTTGAATTTCTTCGGATGTTAAAACTTTTTTTTCCATAAATTTGTTATTTTATTATAAATATTAAGCTAGAGATGCAGATCTCCAAGCTCCGGCAATGTAAGTAAATATAAAGTATTGTCCACTTTTAACCGCAGGAACCATTTCACCTTCTCTACCAGTCCATGTTGGTTCAGCACTTTGTGTTGCTACTATAATAGATGAACTATTGGATACTCTAAATGCATCTTTTCTACTTCCATTAGCTGTACCACCTCCTACAATAAGAAAACTTGTAGTATCAGTACCAACATTCCATGATCCAACTACAGTTTGATATGATCCTGTAGAAAAAGTATTATTACCTCCTGCATATGAGTAATCACCAGATGCCGTAGTGTTAAATCCAACAGCTTTTGATGCAATTCCTATAGCTATTGATCCTGAGCCTTCTGCGTGTGAGTGAGAACCGGATGATATTGTTCCATAGCCTTCAGCGTGTGAATAATTTCCTTTTGCTGTAGTAAGTTGTCCTTCAGCATGTGATGTTCCTCCTATTGCTGTAGTAGAATCACCTTCAGCATGAGAATAGGCTCCAAATGTTCTTGTTGCGTATCCTTCAGCATGTGAACCATCAATTTCAGTTATAGTAAAACCTCCTTCAGTATGTGAATAATTACCTTTTGATGTTGTAGAGGTACCTTCAGCATGAGAACGATTACCTATTGCTTTTGTGGTTTGTCCTTCAGCATGTGAGTAATCACCTATTGCTGTTGTAGTTAAACCTTCTGCATGTGAGTAATCACCAGATGCAGTTGCGTAGTATCCCTCTGCGTGTGATGCAGCTCCTATTGCTAGTGACCCTGAACCTTCAGCGTGTGAGTATGAGCCTGATGATATTGTTCCGTATCCTTCAGCGTGTGATATAGGTCCTTTTGCTGTTGTTAACCAACCTTCAGTATGAGATATTACTCCAATTGATATGGTACTTTGGCCTTCAGCATGAGAATTTTGACCAACAGCTGTTGTGAAAGTTCCTTCAGCGTGTGAAACTTCCCCTATAGCTGTTGTAATATATCCTTCTGCATGTGAGCCAAAGTCTCCTAATGCTTTTGTATTATATCCTTCTGCGTGTGAATACGATCCAACGGTTGTAGTAAGAATCCCCTCAACGTGAGAAGATACTCCTATTGCTATTGAACTTGAACCTTCAGCGTGTGAGTAAGAGCCTGAAGATATGGTTAGATATCCTTCAGCGTGGGATCCTAATCCAATTGTTGTTGTTAAATTTCCTTCAGTATGTGATGCTTGACCAAATGCTATAGTTGATTGACCTTCAGCGTGTGAATTTGAACCAGATGCTACTGTTTGAAACCCTTCAGCATGTGAAAATGAACTTGAGGCTAATGTTTGATAACCTTCAGTGTGAGAATAATTTCCTTTAGCTTGTGTTTGTTGACCTTC